TACTTGCCGACTTACTTGCCGACTTACTTGCTGACTTACTTGCCGACTTACTTGCTGACTTACTTGGTGATATAGATAAACTCTCTATAACAGGCGTAATACTTTTACTTGCGGACTTACTTGGTGATATAGATAAGCCTTCTATAACAGGCGAACTACTTTTACTTGCCGATTTACTTGGTGATATAGATAAGCCTTCTATAACAGGCGAACTACTTTTACTTGCCGATTTACTTGGCGTAACGTTTATTATAGGAGAGATATTTGATGATTTTGAATTCTCACTCATTAAAAAATCTGAGTTCATAGAGGTTATTGTATTACCAGATTTATTGGATGATACGCTGGAAGAAGAATTTGGCATAGATAAATCTTGCAAATCAGATATATTTGAAGAAGCAGAGTTTTTAGTTGTGAAATCTGGAAATGAATCTATTGTTGTATTTGACATTTAGTTATATATATAAACTATATTTAGTAAAAATTTCATTTACATTATTAATTAATTCAATTTTTTCTAAATTATAATCACGAATCATACTTGTTACATTATCAAATGTTGTCCAGATAAGACTACTGACTTCAGTTTCCTGAAATTTATTTTTAGGTTGTATTGTTTTATCTATTTCTGCAAGATAATATCTATGTTTGTAAGATTTATAATTAGAACCGGTAAATATTTCTTCTAAAGGTAAAATATTCTCTATTATTTTTAAATCATTAACACAATAACCTGTTTCTTCTTGGAACTCACGCAAAGCACACTCTACGTCCTTTTCTTTGTAATTACGTCTTCCTTTGGGAAATCCCCATTCTGGTTCTTCCCAGTTACTCGTAGATTCGTTTATTAAACTTTTAAGTGTATATTTTTCTTTATTAATCTCAATTCCATTTCTTAATAATGTTAGTTTATTTTTTGAAACACTTTCTTCTGAACGATATTGTATTCCTATATTTTCGCCCCATAAATATTTCCATAATGTATCAAAATCGTATTGTAACAGTTTTTCTTTTTCACTAATGGTCATCTCATTTATTATATTTAAAATATAAGATTTATTATTAACATCGTATTTGCCTCTCATAAAATCAATAAAACCCAATGTATCTTTTCTTCGAATTAACAAATATTCCACTTTATTATCATTATTTATTCTATAAACTATAAATCCTATACTGGTAATTGGATGTTTGCATTGATTAAATACATGTCCATACTTACCACAATTATTACAAAAATTATTTTGTTTGCCATTCATATTACTGTTATTAAATATTTTATGTTTTTATACTTAATTTTTTATATCATTTATTATAATGGCTTTAGATCCAGATGTCTGGGGTCCACATTATTGGTTTTTTTTACATACGTTGGCTATTTCATATCCAATTAAACCGAACGATGTAACGAAAAAAAAATATTATACTTTTATTCATAATCTACCATTATTTATACCGGTAAGTGAAATAGGTAATTCATTTAGTAAATTGTTAGACAAATATCCAGTAAAACCTTATCTTGACTCGAGAAAATCATTTATAACATGGATGCATTTTATTCATAACAAAATAAACATTTTATGTAATAAAGACGAGATCACGCTCGATGAAGCAATGGAACAATATTATAATAACTATAAACCAAAACAAAATAAAAACATCGAAGAAAAAAAACAGAGAGAGAAAGTAATATTTATGGGAATAATATTTTTATTGATTGTTATTAGTATTTATTTTTATAATAAATAATATAATATATTTTTATATAATGAAATTTGAATTTTTAATTTTCGCGTTAACAATATTTTTTATAGTCAATACTTATTATGATGGAAAATATGTTAAAATATTGAAATCATGGAAAAAATATTATCAAATGGGTGGTATTGCCTTTGCTGGCATATCTGCTTACGCATTTATAAAAAAATATCCATCGCAATCGCAAAGTTTATTACAAAACGCAAATGGTATTATTAAATTTATGCCAATAGATAAGGAAGCGGGGGATTTATTATCACCATTATTAAATATCTCGAAAAATTATAATGGTATTAGCGAATCGTTTACACCACAAAATTCACAAATGCAATCTTGTAATATGAGTTCGCAAGAAAAACGGATTCTAAATTCAGGTAAAAAAACTACCAAACGTTCCGTTAGCGAAACTAAAAAAAAATATGTTGCTGCTGAACAAGGATGGACGTGTGGTGGGTGTAAAAAACAATTACCTGCGTGGTTCGAAGTTGACCATAAAGTAAGATTAGATAGTGGTGGTTCTAACCATGTGGATAATTTAGTAGCATTATGTAGAGATTGTCATGGGAAAAAAACTGCATTTGAAAATTTATAAATTGTTTTCTGTTTAATTAATATATGGAAACAAATATTACTTTTATAAATAAAATTATTAATTTTATAAAAAAACTTTTTACACAAGAAAACAGGTTTATCTTGTGGGAACTTGTTGTATTTTACTCGCTGATTTTAATATTATTTAGATGGAATCCTATGGATATTAGCACTAATTATCCGGTTGCTTGTTATTTATTTCTATTATTTATATTCTTTATCAGCATAATTTATTTTTTATATTTAAAAAGATATTACTTTAAATATTCTGACCTAACCAGTTTTTTATTTAACGAACAATATCAAGAAAGAGCAGTTCCAAATTTAGGGAAATTATTTAAAAATTTTTCTACATTCGTTGTTACTATTTTAACAATACTTGCTTTTGTAATAGCGATTATTTATATTATTAAGAATATACCCAATACGGGTGCATTTATTTCATTTTTAATTTCATCAATGATTTTAATTGGCATTATATTTGGTGCGTTATTTTTAATAAAGGGCATTTTTAAAAATAAAAATAAAGATAATAAAATTTTGAAATTTATTAATAGAATTTTAGAAAAAATTACAAATATTTACGTTAAATATATAAAACCAACAGTTACTAACGAAAAAAAAATAATTAAAGAAGATAAGTTTAAGCCATTCTGGAATATTTTTATTGTTGAATTTATATTAATTACTTCATATTTCGCAATACCCCATTTATTCAAATTAATTATGTCTCACGATGGAATTAAATTATTAGAACGCCCAATTTATCTTAATAATGAAGAACAATTTCCAGAAGGCGATGATACACTACATACAAAATTTAGTGATAATAACATACATAATTACCATTATTCAATATCTGCTTGGTTTAATTTAAATCCTCAACCACCAAACATGAGTAAAAAAAATAACAAATACACTAATATATTGAATTATGGTAATAAGCCAAAAATATCATTTAATATCGCTACAAATAGTTTACGAATTGAAACAGAGATAAAAAATAAAGAATTAACAGAAATATATTTGAGTAAAAATATTCCTTACCAACGGTGGAATAACATTGTTATCAATTATGACGGTGGATACATGGATGTTTTTCTTAACGGTAATTTAGTTTCTTCTAAATCTAATATTGTCCCTGTTATGAGTTATGAAAAGATTACTATTGGAGAAGCAGATGGTTTAGAAGGCGGAATAAAAAATGTAACGTTTTTTAATAGAATACTAACAAAAGGTGAAATTAAATATAGTTATGATATTTACAGTAAATGAAATAGATAAACTTTCTAAAGATAATAAAGATAATAATTTGGTTTAGAAACTTTGGAATGGTGTTAAATAAATACAATATCAATAAAAAATTAATATCAATAAAAAATTAATATCAATAAAAAATTAATATTAATTAAAAAATAATATCATATAATTTCTAATAGTATAATATAAATATGTTAACTAAGATTATTTTTGTGGTATTACTTTTAGTATTATTGTATGCTGTTATACAAATATTAAATCCCTCTAATAAAATTTCAAGCATGAAAAACGGTTGGGAAGAGACCACCGTAGAAGCAAAAGATTTAAAACAAATTAATAATTCATCCAATTTTACATATTCCTTGTGGTTTTATGTTAGGGATTGGAATAGTAGATTCGGCAAGCCAAAAATTTTATTGGATCGTGCAAATAATTGTCCCAAAATAACTTTAGGAGCAATGCAAAATGATATTGATATTGTAATGGATTGTTATCCTACAAGCGCAACCACCGGAACTTCAACAACAAGTGTATCGCACACTTGCAATGTTAAAAATTTTCCTTTACAAAAATGGATTAATTTAGCAATTAGTTTGCAAAACGGAACTTTAGATATTTATGTTGATGGTAAATTGCACAAAACTTGTGTCTTACCTGGTCCTCCTAAAATAAATAAAAATTCTCCCGTTCTAATTACACCCAAGGGTGGATTTAATGGTTGGACGTCTAATTTCCAATATTGGGATGAACCGAGTAATCCGCAACAAATTTATGATATTTATAAAAAAGGATATGGTGGAGGCGCATTAGGTAATATTTTTAATAAATACAAACTCCGCTTTCAATTCCTTAAAGATAACGAGGTTGCCGGTGAATTTCAGATATAGATTATATTTTTAACATTTTAAAGAAATAATATATATTATCTTTTAATATTATATATATTATGAGCGATAATTCAGGTATTAATAATTTTTCTTTATCTGATCCTACGATTAAGAAGACATCTTCATTAGATTCTCTTATTAAAGTATCGAAAGATTTCTTAGATAGCAGTAGTATTATAGCAAAATTTAGTTTTTTATTATTCGTAATTATTATTTTTGTTTCACTTCTGCGGATAGGAACAAGTATTTTAGTATGGTTTTTATCTCCATCTAAAGATCCAATACTTATGAAGGGTTTAAATAACGCAAAGCAGAGTATTAATATTCCCCAAGATCCATCATTAGACAATTCTATTCCAATATTACGTTCTGTTGATCAAACAAAAGGTATGGAATTCACATGGTCGATCTGGATGTACATTGACGAATTTAATAATTACAAAAAAGAAGAATATAAGCATGTTTTCCATAAAGGAAATGATAGTATAACACAAACAGGTGACGATAAAGGAAAAATATCTCCAATTAATGCACCAGGTTTATATATTACTCCGCATGTAAATAATTTAGAAATTGTTATGAACACTTTTGATGAAATAAATGATAATATTGTGATAAAGAATATTCCCATAAATAAGTGGATTAATGTAATTATACGTCTTAATAACCAACAACAATTAGATGTATATATTAACGGTATTCTTTCAAAAAGACACACATTAAATGGTGTTGCAAGACAAAATTATGGAAATGTTTTTTCCTCAATGAATGGTGGTTTTTCGGGTTACACTTCTGATTTACGTTATTTTGATAATGCGATTGGACTTGGTAAAATCAACGAAATCGTGAAATTAGGTCCTAATCTTAAGATTTATAGTAGCGGAAAAGGAAATGACATTACCTCAAGTAAGCCGCAATATCTTTCAACCAAATGGTACTTCAATGAACATTAATAAATATAGTTAATTTTTAACAGTATATTATATAATATTATATAATATAATGCCTGATTGTAAAACTTATAATTTAGTAAGAACTTGGGGGCGTGATGAAGGGACACCCGATTTAAAAAAGATTGAAAATACAAATAATGTGGAAGATACTGGTTTAACCGAAAAACAAAGACAAATACAACTTCTTAAAAATATTGATAACGCAAATAAAATTTCTTATTTGGGTTATAGTAAATGTAATTCAAAATGTAAAAAGGATTAATAACTATGAAAAATATTATTTTAATGTCTTAACTTCGGGTTAATACAAATCTCTCTGGTGGGAAAAATATCACCTGACATGCATTTGTGATTTTTATTTATTTTAACACAACTTCTTATACCCCGATCTTCGCCAACGTAGCAATAACCGGTTCCTGTTTTGGGCGTTGTTTGTATGACGCTATCGGTTGTATCGGGTTCGGGGTCCTCGTCCACTATTAATGGATCGGATATTTGCGTAGTATCATTTTTTGCACCGTCCAAATCATGCTTAACAACATCCAGACCACTTTCTATTATATTTCCGGTAACATTACCGATGCCTTTTATTCCTTGAGCAGTGTTTAATGTTGTTGTTTCTAATACCTTTCCTGTCTTATTACCAATTATGTTTGTTATAGGAGAAATAAAGTCTCTTATATTATCTGTTAAATTACCTAAATGTGAAAATAAATTAAATCCTAATAACGCTAAAATAATTACAACTAATCCATACTTAATTAGTTGTTGAAAATTAAATGATTCACTAATTGAATTATTCATGCTTAATGAATTATTAGATACCGCGTCGCTTATACTATTACTATTTAGTGATGGAGTATTTGTTATAATTTCATTCATATATATATATTTATTATTTTAAATAAAAAATATATATTTAAAACTTTTTATAGTTTAATTATTTCATATTATTAATTCTTGAAAAACATTCATACGTTCCACCATTCTCATCATTTACTTTTCTCCAGTTGGTCGTGTCGTTCTTAATCCACTCCACGACATGCTCCGGATAATCGTATCCACGACACGTCCACTCTATATCCAAACGGATACAGCACGGCCAATTTGCATCATACCACTCACGCGCTTCTTCGTATTGGTTATTCATTTTATTGTTTGGAGTAAGGTTATATTTTATAAAACTTTTCAATTTTTATAAAATATTTTGAATTACGATGGGGGTGTTGGCCACGTTACGTTTGTTAAAAATCCATCATCGTCTAATTGTGGTGATGAATTCGCTGGTAAATCTCGGAGTTGTTGGCGGTATGTTAGCCAGGCCTGCTTTGTCGTTTCATTTGGATGAGGAAAATCTGGTAAACTATTCACATCACTATTTGTTAATTTTATATCTCTCAATCTTCTTAAAATTTCTATCGGTAATTTATTTTGTAATTCTATTCTTTTTTCTTCTATTTCAGCATCTGTTGGTTTTAATTCTAAATCATCTTCCCAAGTTAAAGTTTCATTTTCAACAAACCAATTATTATTTGGTCGTAAAGATAACATTATTGCTGACATATCGCTCATATTATTAATAAATATTAATATTATATTTAAATAATAATTATTTTAAGGATAATATATTTCTTGCGCCATAATGTATGAAGTTAATTCTGGGCGATAATCATCTGTCATTGAATGGGGTCTATTTATGTAAAATGTTGTAGTATCGTTCGTGTTGCCCGTCATAGCATTACAATATAATTGATATGTGATTTCAGAGGTAGTATTGGGAGAATCTAAATATGTATTACTTATGTTTGAAGTAAACTGCTCCCAACCTCCTGTCGTAGCGCCCCAACTTGAATTCATAAAAGCAGGTCGAAAGGTATTTGAGCTACTATTATTAGAATCTGATATTACAGAACCATCTTTATATAATCTAAATGCAAACCATCTTCCGTTACCCCCGACACCATAATGTACAGTAGTACTTATTAAAATTTTAGAATTAGAACTGGAAGGGGTTATTGCTACCTGAATCGGAACTGCTCTCCAACCGCTTCCAGAATTTATTGTAGTAGAATCTTTGTAATAAAAATGTTGTGTTTGAATAATCATACCTGGAACAAATAAACTGTTATTCACAGTCAAATTCCCACCAACATTCAAACTGTTATCCACAGTCAAATCCCCACCAACATTCAAACTGTTATCCACAGTCAAATTCCCGATAATGTCCACGTTGTTCTGGAAGGACGCATCCAGAACACTCAGATGCGTATGAAAAGATACATCTTGAAAAACTGTCAAGGAGTTGCTGATATCGGTATGCGATTTAATCAGTAGATTATTTGTTTCTTCAGACAT